GGTCGTTTGCTCATGCCCCGTTCTCTCCTACAGAAAGTTCTAGATCACCATATTCATAAGCGGTTGCGGTTAAGGTAATTTCACCCGCTTCTAATTCTGTTGCGGTTGCAGTACCGGGAACGACTCTCACATCACGCTCGGCTAACTGCTCAATCTGCACCATCACATCAGCGCGTAATGCTGGGTTACGTTCAGCAACCAATTGACGGGCCAAACCCGATTCCATAATGGCGTGCTTAATATCTTGTGCGATGCTGTATAAATCGCTGCATTCGGCAGGCTGTTGACCTGCGTCCATATCCCAGCCACCGTCAATCACTTTAATGTCGATGTACTTCTTACTATCCGGCATTGAGTTCATCCCATTCGGCTAACTGGTCTGGTGTAATTCCATTCGGCGCGGTGATGTAAACGTCACCGTATGAGTTCATATTTCCGCCTTGTGGCTTATGGGTAGTCGTTACGTTTTGAACCATGCTTGGCGGTAGTGTTGGCATTGCTCCCGGCTGTTTGTATTCGGCAATGCTGCCACCGTTACCCGTTGGCATTCCTGGGGCGTCGAACGCCATTGGTTGAATAGAATTAGGTGCGTTTCGCTCTGCTTGAACCGCTGCACTCACTTCTGGTGTGTCAACCTTGCTACCCAGTTCAATATCCACACCGGGGATCATGTTCAGCAGGTCAACAATGCCCTCAATAGCTCCGGCAATAACATTAAACCAAGCCGTATCTTTGAATGCTGCGGTTAAGTCGTCCCACCAATAGATTGCAGCGACTACACCACCAATTAGCAGTGCAATACCAGCTACTACCCACGTGATTGGGTTCGCCCATAAAGCGGCATTGAATAACCAAGCGGCGGCGGTGCTTGCAATTGTGGTAATGCGTAGCAGTTTCATGATGCTGTTCAAGCCCGTCATGGTGACGACCCAACCTGCAGACATCATTTGCCCAATACCCATAGCAAGCGAGAGTGTTGCGACTACACCACCAAGGGATAAACCCGCAATAGCGACATAGCCCAATATTTCAGCAAGCCACGGAAATTCATCAGTCCAGCCAGTGATATAAACCAAGCCATTAGCCATTGAACCCACAATGGCATTGATAGACGGAAGAATGGCACCAAAAACTGCAGCACGAACGGCAAACCATGAGGCTTCGAGCCGTTCCCATTGGTCGGTCATTGCACTTGCCATTTCTTCGGCTTTCGACATGCCTTGGACTTGGCCTAGTTGCTCTATGCTTCCTGCTAACCCATCAGTATCAGCCATGAGCAACTTGATCATGCTTACGGCTTCCTCTGAGCCAAATGCTTTTTTCAAGTCAGCAGATTCGGCAACGCTGAGCGTGTCACCGTACTTACCTTTCAACTGGTCGAGAATATCCAGCATTGGCAGCATTTGCCCTTGGCTGTCTGTAAAGGACAAATTAAGTTTGTCTTGAGCATTAGCAACGCCAGCTAGGAACGCTTTGTATTTGGTACCTGCTTCACTGCCGCTCATAGTGGCTTGCAACGTACCTAAGATCGCCATTTGTTCAGACATCGCAATACCTGCCGATGTAGCGTTAGCACCCACACTGGTAAAGGCACTACTCATTTCACTACCCGTTGTCTTGAACATTTGAACGGCACTGGCGGTCATGCCTGCTACTTGTTCAACCCATTCACCTTTGCCCATTTCTGTGGCTTGGTTCTTAAATATCCCGTACATGGTGCCCATGTAACTGGTGATAGTGGCAGTGTCAGCTTTAGTAGCGGCAGCAAGCACACCCGAAGCTTTAGTAAACTGGGAAAGCTCATCACCGCTTAAACCCGCAATAGCGGATTGAATATCATAGGAAGCGCCAACAAACTCAGTTGCTGATTTACCGTACTCAGCAGCAAAATCTAAAGCCGTTGCTTGTAACTGTTTTAACGCATCATCAGTGACACCAAGTGATTTAACCTCACCTAGTTTTCTGTCCATTTCAATGGCAGGCATCAACGCATTTTGGATAGCAAAACCAGTAGCAACCAAACCTGCGCCACCTGTCGCCATGTTCTGCATGCCTTGTTTGCCTGCTTCCATGGAAGATTGCACTTCTTTGGTAATGCCTTGTAATGGCTTGGTGACTTGGTCAACCAGTGCCACATGCATTAGTAGCTTTTCCATACTCATGCGTGATGCTTACCTTACTTACTAAACAATCGGCTAATTGCGCTCATTACTGCTCTTTCTTCGCGTTCGAACTGGTGTTTATCCAGCCATATAGCGCGGCTTAAACTTTGTTCGTCGTCTGTTTCATTGGGGAGAAAATGACGACGCAGGGCAAAGGCTTGTTCAAGTGGGTTATCTTCAATCCGCTTTGCCCTGTCAGTTATTTTTTTAGTGAGATTTCAATGCCACCTTTAGAGGCATTACTCACCGTTGCGAACAGCTCAATGGTTAGACCAGGCACGCTATCAAGTAACTCGATCAGCGCATCTTTCTGCTCTGGTTTAACAGTGCGAGTCAAATACGTGTATGCAGGAGCCACTTTGTTATTCGGCATCATGTCATTGGTATGGTTGTTCGCATCTTGCACCGTTGGGGTGAATTCGAAATCAGTACCACCGATAGCCACTACTACAGGTTTTGATGTGAAAGCAGGTTTAGTCATTTTCTTCTCTCTTGGTTTGTTCGTGCTTGGCACGCCATTGCAAATAATCTTCGGCCTGCTGTGCGCATTTACTCAGGGCCGCTTTTAGTTTGGGTACATCTTCACTAGCAGTCATTAACGGGCTAGTGCCTTGAATTTCTGGTTTATGACACGGAACAATCAGCCCAGCAGGGGGTAACTTGACGACGATTTGAGTTGAAACCAACTCAGTACGGTTCGCGCAACCTGTTAGCAACATCACTAGGCCAAGGCTTTTGATAACATTCATCATCGGCCAATTGACGTCGAAGCATTTCAATGTCTTCATTGAGCTTTCCCTCTATAGTGCTGTGCAGCCTTGTTCTATCTACCAGTAACCGATTTGCATCACTGTTTTCTTGGGTGAGTGTTTCAATGCTTGCTTGGCTAACTTGATTGGTTGATAACGCATTATCTAAACGTGCCCTTAAAGCGGCCTGCTCAGACTTACTAGCTTTCAACATTAACCACATCGACACCATGGCACCCCCCACTGCAGCAATAACTAGCCACTTAACCCATTTGATGTTTTTGAATGGAAAGGCAGCGATCATGCTCTTTATCCCTACGGTCAATTAAACCTTTCAACTTCACACCACCGCCATAAACCCACCTTGGCAACTCATGACAGGCTTTAGTAAAGTTACCCTGTTTGATGAAGCGATAAATCTGCGTTTCACTACCATCACGATTTCGCATAAATCGAGCACAGCCAGTGTTAAAGCTAAAAGAAGTGAATGCATCGAACTGACCTTGCGACATCTGTTTGCCAGAATCTGCCTCTGCACGACTGATACATTGTTCAGCTTGCTGCAAGTTCTTCACCCAGTCGGTTGCAACTTGCTCCAAAGACACCACTTGGTCATTTACATCGTGAGTGTTACCAATGCCATTAGTTGCCAGTCCTGCAGGGCATGTGTACGGGTCTTGTCGGCACCCCTCTGCATCACCGATAATTTCCAAACCAATTGGGCTAGTTCTTAGCTCGCCTACTTGCACACCTGAAATCGTCACGGTACCAGTTGGGAGTTCTGAACTGTTCAGTGTCACACCACCTGTAACCAAACCGATCACAGCAGCGACAGAACAAATAATTCGTTTAGTCAGTTTCACTTAGTGCCACTCCTTTTTCGCTTGCAATACGCTGCATCGCTCGTTTATGCCAGTAATTCAACCCTAGAGCTGCCAGACCAATGACAAGCGATAAGATGAAGTACCACTGCTCAAATGTCAGTTTGCTGAAAGTCATACCTGCCAGTGACATTAGGTAAGCAATTCCGCTGGTTATTTTGTCGTACCAGTCTTTCATTCCGTTACTCCCGCTCTGCTTGGCAAGATGCACAGTAACGACACCCCGCTATAGCAACTCGACGCGCTTCTGGGATTTCATCGCCACACTCGTAGCACTCTTTCGCGCTTTCTTGTTGGCCTGTCTGCACTGACCGTTTAAGTTGGCTTGCAATAGCCATTTCGGTGAATTTGGCTTCATTACTACTGGCATGGTCGATAAAATCCGGCATTCGTTATCTCTCTGGTTAGGCTTAAAGCAGACCGCGTGTGTCGTCTGAACTCAGGTATGAAATACCATTGATGCGGACAAAGTGCGGACTCGTCACAAAACCTTTAAGTTTGCGCTTAGTCTTATCACTGCTGTTAGGGTCGACACTTAGTAGATCAGAGATTTGAAGCTTCACACCGAACAACTCAACTTTGTCTTCATCGTCACCTGTATTTGCATAGAACATGCAATCGTGAGGCTTGATGCCGCGCCAGCTACCTGCTTCACGTGCTTTTTGCTGCAACTTGCGGAAGTTGTTTAAATCCAACTCATATTCCACATCACAGCTAACTGCACCATGAGTAAAGCCCGTTGGGATCCCACGCTCTTTATCAACGGCTGATTCGTCATTGATGGTTGCTGTTGCCGATTCCACATGAACCAGAACACCCAGCATGTTTACGTCGAAGCTTCGACCTGTATAACGAGAAGTCATTTATTACTCTCCTAGACGTTGGTTAAGCATGATGCCGATTGTGATTTTCACTGGGCACTCATAAGGCGTAACAGCTAGCAGAATTTCCACTTCTTCACTGTTAATCCAAGTGATGGTGATGTCTTCATCTTGTGGCGGTTTGATTTCACCGGGGAACTCGTAATCACCAATTTTCGTTACTACCGCCATTTCGCGCAGGTCTTGGGTAAAGTAGAGTTTTGCGCTTGCTTCACTGCCCGGCGTTGAATTGAACTCACGATCAGCGATTCGAGCAATCGCACGTACACGAACTTTACGGGCTGCTTTCATCGCAACACGGATATGGCGAATATCTTGAAAGTCACCACCCGGAACATCTAAAGTACGGCCCGTTGTCCAGTACTGCCCCGGATAATCTGGGTACCACATTGGAACCGCAATTCGGGCGGCTTCCAGTGCTTTAAGGGTTGCCAACTCCAACGGCTTGCCGTCTTTATCCGTTGCTAGAGTCATGCTGCCCAGTACGCTGCCTGTTTTGACTCGTGCAGGGGAATCGGCAATAGACACTTCTTGGTTTGCCAGACGGCCAGCGTAAATACCAACTGTTGAGTTTTTTTTGTGAACTTGAGGAACAACGGTTATGTACTCACTTGCGATGTTTGTTGGTACCGCGACTGTCGCTGCCAACCACTCCGCCCATGTTTCACCCGTCACCGAATCAGCATTGATACCCGGCAAGGTGCAGATCATGAATACTTCACGTCCTAACTTATTTTTCAGTTCAGTGCGGAAAGCAACAGCATCTTCAAGAGTCGATGTGCCTGTATCCGGCTTATCAAGCACAACGGCTTCAAAGCTTGATGTTTCATTGGCTTTAAACACTGCGGCTTGCCAACTGTCTGCGGGGTCTAAGACGATCACACCTGCAGTCCAGTTCTGTTTCCCGTTTAACTGGGCGGCTTTTAGCGTAAGCATGTGCACAGGGTCGATGTTATCGAACGTGCTATCTGCAAAATCCGTGGTGTTGTCCACCATGATTAGGTTGCGCTCTGTTCCTGCGACTGTGCCGTACACAACAAAAAGAAAGTGAAATTCAACGCCCGGAATCGGTCCGCGCATCATGTTCAGAATGTTAATAATGACGGTAGGCCATGCCATGTTTAGTTGCTCCTGTTTCGATTCAATTCCCGCTTGATAATCATTGCTGCCCGTTTGGGGCTAATGCCTATCAATCGGCGTTCTGGGCGATCTACTTCCCACTTACGTGATGGAGTTTTGTTTTCCAGATCACTAATCAGTTTTGCGGCTTCGGCTACGGTCATATTCTGAGTAATGAATTTGAGCGTTGGCTTTTTGCCTCTCTTCTGCCTGCCTTGGGGCGGAAGTCTGTAACCTAAATCGCGTAGCTCTTTTGCTTGCTCTCTAGTTGCCGGGTCGGTTTTCTTTGGCTCTTTCGCTTTCTTGGCTTGCTTGAACCTCTGCTGCAAACCGCTTTTCTCTGCTTCACCTGTATGATGAGCCAGTGCTACGGTTCCTCGTCTTGAGGGCCAACCAACAACCAAAACCCGGTTATTGTCTTTTTGAAAATGCTTTAGCTTCTTGGTGAAGCCTCTAAGCATCTTGCGCCTGCCTTTTTTGCGCTTTGACCACGATTTACCGTCTGGGTCACGCTGTGCTCGAATGTTCTTTTTGGTCGTCTTGGTGATGTATTTACCAAGCTCTTTCAGCACTCTGGCTCTGGCTTTTTTATCAAGCTTTAACAGCTCGAATTGCTCTTTAACTCTCAGATAACTGCGCTTATCTGCCCGTATCTCATACATTGCGAATAACTACATTTGATAGCCTTTCCGCCTGCCAAATCTCGTACGCTTCAATCTTCCAGCGTTGACCATTCCAATAGATTGGCCCGTCTGGGTCAGCGGTCACTTTGACTGGTTCTTCAAACCTCACTGAGATCAGCACTTCGGCGTTTTTCTCATCTTCCAGCACGACATCTACGTCCGGGTCGTCTAAGTCTTCAATGTGGAAACGGTCAGAGTCGTTATCCATCAACCAAGCCCCAACGTTCGCAAACAGCACTGCCGGGTCGTATTCTTTGAAAGGGAACTTATCGAAGTAGAAATCAGCAACATAACGTTGATAAAGCAGGTCAAAACCATGGCCCATGTGCTTGGTTTCTAGTTTCAGCTCAACCTTGCCCATTTCACATTCCATGCGCTTGGCAATCTTGTCGCCCACAACGCTGATTAAAAATGCGTTTAGATCGCGCAGCTTATAGCCTGCTTGATACTGCGTACTCATAGCCGTCCCTTTCACAACAAAGCAACCGATGAACGGTTTAGCCCTTTCATGTTTCGAATAATGCGCTGGCTTTCTGAAAGCAGTTCAGTGCGCACCTCGGTGCTTCTATCTGCCAAGTGATCGCCTTTGTCCTTGGTGTGAACAGTTGCAATGTCTGGCAGCAAATCAGCTTTGGCTCTCGCAAAAACTGCTGATTCGTATTGATATACAACACGGTTTTTACCAAGCATTTTCGGAAAAGCAGGAACATCGCCAGCAGTTGCGTGCCCCTCTTCCTGATACTTAGCTTTTAAGTCTTCAAGTTGCTGATTAACTTCCGAAACAGCATTAACTAGAGCAATAGCGATACGTTCTGAATCTTGAGCTGCAGGAATACCGCGACGTTTTTCAAAGTCACCTGCATTGATGTTCGGCCAAAAACCGTCATTGGTGATTTCTGTCGCTTGATAATCCGAACCGGAAGATCCCGTAAACATCGTTATTCCTCTTTAAATAAGTGAGCCTCTAGCCACTGGGTCGACGGTATTGAGTTAACCTATTGGCACTCTTACCTCACCAGCCGAGGCTCGGCGGCGTAGGAGTCTTTACAAATTTTTGCCATCTTTAATGGCACGAATGCGTTGCTCGATTTGACCAATCTTGGTTTTCACACCCACTTTGTCGTACTTGTCGTGAGCGTGTTGTAGTAGCACCAAAGCTTTTTCTAGTGTTTCCAAACACCCGATAGCCGTTGGTTGTGGTTGGCCCTCTTCATTTCGAATAAGGTACAAGCCTGCGAATCGGTACCACTTGGCATGAACTTCTTCATGCAATCGCCACTCTTTTTCGACTTTTTCAAACACCTTGCTGAAATAAGGCTCAATTGAATGACCACGCCCAGATTCTTTTTCTGCCCACTCAAGCACTGCATCAGCGCAGACAGTCGGCCAATCACGGCGGAAGTTGTCTGGTGTAGGCAAATCAAGCTCGATAGCTTTCAAACACCAATCAATAGCGGTTTCCATGTCGTTGACATCAAACAGCCAGATCACCATGTTGGTAAAGATTGGATTTTCGAATACTTCACCTTTTGCAAGGTAAGCTTCCACGTACGGTTTGTACTTAGGCACTAAAACTTCTCGCTTATGCTTCACTTTGTCTTCGATAGCATTGAGCTGTTTTAGGTACTTACGGTCTTCTTCAAAGTCGATCAGCTTGATGTGCAGGCTTTCGGTATCTGCACCAGAAATCAATTCCGATGCAGACTGGTTAGCTTGCTTTTCAAGCATTTGTTTACGCTGTCTTGCTAATGGGCTAACCATGTTTCACCCCTTATGCTGCTGGCGCAGGGTCAACAACAGTGACAGCTTCGATTGCAGCGAACTTTTTAAGGTTGCCCACTGCGTAACCTTCCATACGGATATGGTTTTGCTTAAAGCGAAGCTCGTCTTCATCGTTCTTCTGCTTACGCCACTGCGTACCTTCTTGCGTTAGGATTTGCAGATTTTTGGTATTGGTTACCCAAATTTGATCAGCAGGGAAGAACGGCGGTGTGTAAGCCTTTTTACCTGCAATCGTCTTAGCTAGGCTTTGTGCCGCTTTATGTTCGGTTGGGCTATCTGCTGCTTCAAGTAGACGGTGCTGTTCAGCCGCCACCAAGTTAGAGCCAACCAGCACAACAAGATCAGGGTCTTGACGATGCTCTGGGGCAATCGTTGTGTTGATTAAGTCTTGTACCAACGAATCAAGGTTTTTGTATGAATCAGGCGTCGCACCCGTTGGGTCGAGGTCGGCGGACGCTAACACTTGAGCTGCCGCTTTCTCTTTTACAATTTTTAACCAGCCCTTGTTCACATCTTGGCCTAGCGGATTAGCAACTGGGTCTGTTTTGGCTGCGATAGACGTACCATTGAAACCAATACGCAGCATATCCAGTGCAAAGCGACGAGAAATGGCGTTTTTCATCATTGTTAGCCATTGGTCTTTAGAACCGGAGTTGGCCCATTGAGTCATGGTTTCCCACAGAATATGCGCGCCTGAATCGGTCTTAGTCAGTTCGTAGGTGTTACCGCTTTGCCCTACTTCAACGCTGAAGCGTCCAGTATCAGAACGACCTGTAGACAGACCATCATCACCAACATCGATCACTTGACCTTTAATTTGTTGAACAGGCAGCAGTGAAATCATTCCAAGGAACGCATCAGACTGCATAATCGCTTGACGCAGCTTGGTTTCCATTGGTGGTGTTAGGTTAAACGACTGTGTACCCTGCGGAGCGTTAGCGGCTGATAGCGTTGCTGTGCAGAACTCTTGTAAATAGGCGGTTGATAGTGCATTCAGCATTAAAACATCTCCTTAGATGAGAACTTTTCACTGACACCCGATGGATTAGGCTCTTGATCAGGTACTTCTTGTGATAGTTCAGCGAATTTGGTTTCTAGACCGTTCACTTTCTCAAGCAACGGATTGAGTTTTTCATCCAGAGTTGCAGAGAACTGCTCAACCGTTTGGGTTTGGTCTTGTTCTTCTACTGGCTGTTCTGGGGTTTCCGCATTGAGGTTGAACTCTTCGGCCAGTTCTTTTTTGAACTCACCTTTGAATGCAGAAAACTGCTCTTTTAGAGCGGCTTTGAGTTGCTCTTCGGTCACGTCGGTGTCCTCTACTTTTGATGGAGTTTCTGGCTCTTCATCGCCAGAAGAGAAAAATTCATTGAATGCCGCAAAGAAGCGGTCTTTTTTGGTGAAACAGGCTGAGAAGTCGATTTCTTCAAGCGCACTGCATTCAAGTGCCGTGGTTTCACCTTGCTTACGCGAGAATTGAAGGAGCGATGTACCTGTGGAGGCTGGGGAGTCAGTCGCAGCTAGGCCCATTAAATAGCAACGCCCTTCGCCCTTGTAATCGGGATTTGGTTCGATAGATGTGAATAGCTTTTGCTTTTTGCGGTTGGCTTCCAGCATAAACTCGTTTGGCTCTAGCTTAGCGAACAGACGCAATTTTCCGTCTTCTTCTTCCGCTTTTAGTTCAACCACCTTGCCCCAGTTATCACCGTAGCCATAGAATCGACGGTGTTCTGGCCAGATTAGCGCGGTGTACTCTTTCGGATCATAGCTTGCCGCCATTTGCTCAATCCAATCACGGGTAATCTTTCGCCCGTCGACGGTTGGACCTTCTGTTGCAATGATTTTCCAATCACTAATCTTTGGCATTTTTGTACTCAAACTTGTCAATCACATATCGGTTTGAGCAAACAATACGCCTTTGAATAGGTGGTTTCAGCCACTTCAATTCCTAGTAATTCGGATTTCTTTTATATCCGAATTCATCCGAATTCCAGTTAATCATTTACCAGATTTCGGGGCGTATGATGCGCTTATGGCATATTCTCCCGAAGTACGACAAGCCGCCCGAGCACTCTACTTGAAAGCTTGGACGCCACGTGAAATCGCTACCGAATTGAACCTGAATAATGAGCGCATCATTTATTACTGGGCAGATAAATTCGGTTGGCGCGATATGTTGCGTGAACAAACTATTGATGAAGCGATAGCAAACCGCATTCAAACGTTGCTCGAATTGGAAGACCCAAGCAAGAACCAGCTAGACATGCTCGATAGGCTTATCAAGCATCACGCAGCTTTGAAGAAACAAAGGGCACAAGAAAAGCAGCAAGCAGAACAGCCTTTAAATGATGGCAACAAAAAACACGAGAACAAAAGTAACCGTAGTGATCAGAAATCTGGCAGCAACTCAAAATCGAATAAGAAACGTAAAGGCAAAAAGAATGACATTAGCGACCTGAGTGAAGAAGACTTTGCCACGTGGCACGATTCGCTTTTCGCCTATCAACACGTAATGCGCAACAACATCAAACAGCGTATTCGAAACATTCTTAAATCCCGCCAGATTGGTGCTACATACTATTTCAGTGGGGAAGCTTTAGAAGATGCGATTCTGACTGGTGATAACCAAATCTTTTTGTCAGCGTCACGTGCTCAAGCGGAAGTTTTCCGCAGCTACATCATTGCTATTGCAAAAGAGTTCTTAGACATAGAGCTGACCGGGAACCCGATCATTCTCTCTAATGGTGCCGAACTTCGCTTTTTATCAACCAACAGCAAAACCGCGCAAAGTTACCATGGCCATGTTTATGTTGATGAATACTTCTGGATACCGAAGTTTGACGAACTCAACAAACTCGCTTCGGCAATGGCTACCCACAAAAAATGGCGTAAAACCTACTTTTCGACACCATCATCGAAAATGCACCAGGCATACCCATTTTGGACGGGCGACCAATGGCGAAAAGGGAGAGATTCACGCGCTAAGATTGAGTTTCCAACGATCGATGAATACCGCGATGGCGGTGTGCTTTGTCCTGATAAGCAATGGCGTTATGTGGTCACGATTGAAGACGCAGCAGCAGGCGGTTGTGACTTATTTGATATTGAAGAACTGCAGGACGAATACAGTAAAGACGATTTCGACAACCTGTTTATGTGTGTCTTCGTCGACGGCTCTCTGTCTGTCTTCAAATTCTCTGATCTCGAAAAAGGCATGGTGGACTCTGCCCACTGGCAGGACTTCAAGCCGAAAACAAAATCACCATTTGCTGGGCGTGAAGTATGGTTGGGTTACGACCCTAGCCGAACACGTGACAATGCTTGCCTAGTGGTGATAGCCCCGCCTGCAGTTGCGGGTGAAAAGTTCCGTGTCTTAGAGAAACACTACTGGAAAGGGCTTAACTTCCAGTACCACGTGAGCGAAATTGAAAAGGTATTTAAACGCTACAAAGTCACTTACATAGGCGTTGATACTACGGGGATTGGCGGCGGTGTTTGGGACTTAATCAAGAAGAAACATCCACGTGAAGCCCACGCCATACATTACAGCAACGAAAACAAAAATCGCCTTGTGATGAAGATGATCGACATTGTAGAAGCCAAGCGACTGCAATTTGATGCCGAACACAAAGACATTGCCATGGCATTTATGGCTATTAAGCGAGTACCAACCAATAGCGGTAACGCTATGACCTTTAAAGCAGAGCGAAGTGAGACAACAGGCCACGCCGATGCGTTTTGGGCTATTTCACACGCCATCATTAACGAACCGTTAGATCACGATACTCCAACCAAATCAACTTGGGCCACTGCAGCATGACCGACACAACAGAAACACTAGTTAACCAAGAAGAACATGCAGAGTCTGTTTATCACATTGACTCTTCGCCAGAAGCAATCGACTCAACCAGTTGGATGACGTCTTACTCTGAATTGTTCTATAACGACTCCGATGACTATTGGGAACCACCAATTTCACGACTGGGATTAGCAGAGACTTCACGCGCAAACGCCTATCATGGTTCACTTTTAAAGGCTCGTGCAAACTATGTTGCTGCTCGTTTCACCATTGGCGGAGGTGCTAGACGTCGGCAGATTCAATCTTTTTGCAATAACTACTTCACTTTTGGTGACGCTGCTTTTTTGAAAATCCGTGATCACTTCAAGCGTGTTGTTCGTTTATTCCCTTTACCAACAATGTACCTACGCCGACGCAAAAACGGTGATTTTGTGTTACTTGAACGAGACAACAAGCAGCGAGTGTATAAAGCGAATGACATTATTTTCTTGCCCCAAGAAGACTTGCAGCAACAGATTTATGGCTTACCTGACTATTTAGGCAGCTTACAAAGTAGCTTGCTAAACAAGGACGCTACGCTGTTTCGTCGCCGATATTACAAGAACGGTGCTCACATGGGCTTTATCTTCTATGCGACTGACCCAAACCTAAGTGATGATGACGAAAAGATGTTGAAGGATAAGATCGCCAGCTCTAAAGGTGTTGGTAACTTCCGCAGTATGTTCGTCAATATTCCCGGTGGTGCAGAAAAAGGTATTCAGCTAATCCCCGTAGGTGACATTGCGACGAAAGATGAATTCGAGCGCATCAAGAATATCACAGCGCAAGACATCTTAGTGGGGCATCGTTTCCCAGTTGGTAAGGCTGGCATTATTCCGCAAGGGACAACCAGTTTAGGTGACCCGATCAAGATTGGTAGTGAATACGCCAAAGACGAGATAATCCCCGTATGTGAACTGATTATGGATGAAGTGAACAACGACCCGGAAATAAGAAACATAAAAAGCCTGCATCTAAAGTTTGATGTAACCACAGGCGAGGCCGCATAGAACTGTACAAAAACACAGTCATTGGCGTAATATTGTACTGTCAGTCAGTTAAGTTAGGTCAATGTTATGAGAGTCCTCTGTCCAGAGTGCGGCGAAAGAAGCCGCATCCAGAAATCAAACAGAATGAGCACAAAATATGCTGATTTGTATTGCTCATGTAGTGACCCAGAGTGTGGGCATACATTTGTGATGAATCTGTCTTATAGTCACACTCTAAGCCCTAGTGCCAAAACCACCTCGCAGTTAGCTTTTAATATGGTAAAGGCTTTAGCACCAGAACATAGAGAAGAGTTAAAACAGCAGCTTTCCATTCTATAGTTTAAAGGTCGGACTCTCCGCCTCATCAGCCATCCTGATTATCGACTGGATGGCTTTTATTTTTTCATCATCCAAAAGATGAGCAAACCTTGGCAGTACTCCTTCCAGTAGCACTCGCCCCGCTTCCTCTCTTCCCTCTTCTGCAGTACTAACGGCAACACCATCAATAATTACATCCAGAGCGGATTGAAATAGCTGCTTTTCTTTAGACATATCAATACCCTTACCAGTGACACTGGAAATATACTGTATATCCATACAGGTTTCTAGCTGAATTCTTAGACCTGCTTCACTCATATGTCATTTTCCTTCTTTACGAACTACGGTTTCATTGTTCAATCAAACAGCCAGTACATCCGTATCGGCATGCTTTGACTCATATATTTATCAAGCTATCACGGCTTTAAAGTTTCCAAAGTCGCCCGTAATTGCTGGGCTTAACCAACTGATTGACACCATACGCATCTCAAAACGAATACAACTGGTCTCGGATGAGATTTGAAAAAGGCGCAATAATGCTTAAATAAATAATGAGCTGGATGAGATGAGGAAGGAGGGTGTAATTAATAGTGCCAAATTGATTTTTAGTGTCAACACCTCATTTTTTTCCAAAAAATCGGCTAGAGCATTATGTTACCACAAAGGTAAATATTAAATTTAATACCAACACTCCATTAAAATAAAAAACACAATGATAAACTACTAAATATCAACAACATAACAACCGATAAATATAATAAAACACCCATTATTAATGAAAAATAAACTAGGTTTGAATATAAAAAAACGAATTACGAGAAACTTGAAGACCATCACACCACAAAACACAAGTACCAACCAATTCACTTCATCTCCTATACCAAAGGCCAGTCGTCCACATTAGGGAAAATCGACAGGTCAGGTTGTTGGTACTCTTGCTTTTCTGGTTGGGCGAATAGGTTGTCCCAACCCTCAAAATCCATCCAACTAGTGTCGTCCGAACGTTGACGGCTCACTTCTACCAACTGAGCTGGGCGTTTATTGCCGTGTTCGTCTACCTCCGCGGGGCGGATTTGGATACTTGTGTCATCGTCGATGCGAATTGAACTGCCTTTTAGCAGTGCGGCCAGTGCCGCCTCATCAATATTTGGTGATTTATTCGCCCGTTTATCCTCTTTACTCTGTGAAGAACGTGGGTCTAATAATCGGGTTAGCTGATCGCAGACCTGTACTTTCTCAGGCTCCGTACAGTTATTGACAGAACTCCGAGGGGAGCCAGAGGCTCCAGAAAGAGCAAGAGCCCCCGCTTCAGCATCTTCGTTAACTTTTGACTTCTTGATAATCGTCCAGACTTTAGTGCGGGTTTTGACGGTTTCCTCTGGCGTTGTAAAGCCTTCAATCTTGCGCACGTCTTCCCCATGAGGAGAAGCGAGAGGCAACACCTGATATGAGTTTACTATCAACAGATCGTCGCGCTTAACGAACGGGCCACCCTGCCCCATGATGTAACCTTGCCAGTTACCATGATCAGCTGCAGCGAGTGTTCCTGCGATTCTTGACTGCTTTGAGTCTCCCCTAGCTTGATAACTATCACCGATCACCTTCATTAGTTCAGAATTGGTAATCAGTTTGCTAGGTTTTATCGGCCCAACGAGATCACGTTGTAACATCGAGTAGATCGTGAGTAGATCAACACGCTCTTGCATGAACAGATATTCCATAAAGGCTTTTTTGTTTTGATTGGCGAAGCGACGCAGTTCTCGATAGGTGGTAACCGGTGCACCACCAAAGAACTGAAACTGACGAATGTTCCAGCGGCTTTTCCAAGCCCCCACATTCTTCGCCATGTCTTTGACTGATTTACCCGCTTCATCTGAGACTTCGTCATCCATGGCGTAGCCATCAATATTTTTAGAAATGTATTTGGCAATGTAACCAGTGGCTGTTCCCTGCTCTGGGTCTATAAACCCAACATCACAACGGGGCGTGTAGTCTAAATTAAGCGTGGTTAAGCCTTGCTGTTTGACTGGCCAAACTTGAACTGAATCGGGCAGGTCTACTTCTGGGCGACGAGTGATGGGCTTAATTGGGAAGTTATTTTCATAGACCTTTTTGTAAACCTTAAATGGGTTCTCAAGCAGAGGCTGAACAAAGTTTGCAGGGCCAACCTTCGGCCATGTCTGCTTTGGTAGCAGCTCTGCTACATCTTCCATCACTGCGTATTGAATGAAGATATTGGTAATACGAAGTACATCTTGCGGCTTTACCCAGATCAGTAAATGCCAGTGCGGTGTTCCGTCGTGATGCGGCTCTGCAACACGAACACCGAACCAACGCAAACCCAAGCGGCCTAACTTTGCACGAATACGCTGCCACACATTATTTAGGTATGTTTGCGCCTCACGTGGGCTTGCTCCGTTCCAATGGTCAATGAAACCGCCTTTTTTGTAGCTGTTGTGGTATTTCGAGGGGGTGGTCAACGTAAGAAACAACCCCTGCAAACCCAACTCATTGCCAATATTTTCACAACCTCGGCAGCGAGTCATAAGCTCATGGCGACGAATTGCAGGGTTAGAAACACTCTTAAGAACCATGTCTTTCAGTTCGGTTTCTTCTTCCGTTTCTTCATCGAATAACATCATGTTCTGAATGGCTTGCCAGTTCCGGTGCTGCTGCTCTTTATGTTCTCGAACACAATCCCAACTAGCATAAGGAGACGCCTTGCTTGAGACCTGCCCCATTGCAATGGCTAGGTGTTCGCGCATAATTTTTCGCGCTTTAACTAAGCAGCGCAGCCACCATTTTTCACAACGGGTTTTTGATAGGTATTGAAAGATATTCTCTGGCTTGAGCTTCTTGCCAGCCCCCGGTGGATTAATACCAAAGCTTTCGATCAACTCTGCCGTTTGGCGATAGGTCATTAGGGCGGCGATTTCTTCCGCCTCTGGGGTATCACAATCGGTATGTTCTGTAAGTGCAGCTTGGTACCCAATAACAATGGTCGACAACCTGAAAGCCATGTTCTTGAGTTCATCTTTCTCTAACTCGGCAAGCAACTTACTTTTTACTGGCTTACGGTTTTGCTCGGCTTTTTCAAAATCAAAGCCCATTTGCTCGTTAGATGAAAAGTCACTTTGCTCAATGGTTTCGTGATCATCACTGAGCAAAGCGACCTTTTGGGTAGTGGGTAGTTTTTTGTATTTGCGAAGCACCATTACTGCTCGGTCTGCTGCTGGTCCCAACCGTTCACGCAAAAAAACATTGGCTTCTCTTCGGCCTTTCTTATCGAACACAGAAACATAGCGATTAACAAAGTACTTGGTTAGGTAATCGGGCAAATCTTGAATTTTGCCCCTTGCCCATTCGAAGTCTTCTGGATTGGTATCGAATAGCTTTCGCTCTAGAACGCTAAGATCATCAGGTTCAACAGTGGAATTAAATCGACGCGCAGAAAAGCAGCCCTCTTCAACCGCAATTAAAGGAGCTGCCCATTTAAACTTTAGTGGGGTTAATGGCTGATAGTAGCTTAACGATTTCAATGTGTTAATCTCAGTCTCACTGCACTTAACG